GTTTTCATGGTATGCCAGCGATGGCTTGTAGATGCCCGACGCGGTGCCGATCTTGGTCAATGCCGCGCCGTTCGGCATGCCGCCAGCGGTGACGTTCTGGCGCCCGGTGGTGGTATTGATCGCCGGGGAGAACGACAGCACACCGGCGCCGCCCGCGTAATCGGCGGTCACGACGAACTGCTGCACCACGCCGGTGTCGCCCTTGGTTTCAGGATGCACGCGGTTGCAGCCGGCCACGGTGAAGATGTCGCCGCGTTTGAAGGTCGTGGCACCCGCAGCCAGGGTGACGGTGGTCGACCCGTTGGTGGTCACGGCACCGTTCACGGTGTAGCCGGTCGCAGCGGCAGCGGTGCCGGTGGTCGAGTTGCCCAGCAGGGTCGACTCGTAGATGTCGCCGAAGCCTGCGGTGCGGCCAACGGCGCCTTCACGGTACTGCTTGCTGATTTCGGTCGAGTCCTGGAACAGCCCCTTCAGCGCATCGACCATGTCGAGGTTGTCGGTGGTGTTGAGCAGCAGGGTGCGCTTGTCGCCGGGTGCCAGGTTGTCGACCAGCGACTTGCGCGCCAGCAGGGCCGAGCGCAGCGACATGGGCGAGCCGATGTTGTTGACCGTGTTGAACACGTCCAGCGACATCGACAGCGCATCGGCTTCGATGTTCGCGGCCAGTACCGAAATGGCCGGCTTGATGATGCGGTCGGAGAAGTCTTGCAGCGACAGCGTCAGGTCTTGCGAACTGAAGTTCAGGTCGACACCCTTGACGCTGGCCACTTGCAGCGTGGTCGAGGTTTCGGTGGTGTCCTGCGCGGCCATGGTCATGCCGGAGCGGACCACGTACTCGTTCGGCAGGCGCACCTTCAGCGAATCGCCGATCTTCGCGCCTTCCTTGGCAAACGAATCGTCGTACTGACGGTTGATCGAGCCGATGAAGCCCAGCTTCGAGTGCAGCACTGCCTGGCACTCGCGGGTGACGGCGGTCGGGGTGAGAATGTTATTTGGCATGATGTAATCCTATGAAATTGATGGTTTAGCGCCTGAGCGCCTTGTTGCGACGGCGCAGCCACTCGTCGAGTGGCAGGTCGTCGCGCAAGTCGCTGTCCGCGCTTCCGCTGGCACCAATCGGCTTGACTGGCGCGGGCGCTTTTGAAACAGGTTTGGCGGCTGCGGGCTGATTCAGCCTGAATTCCAGCTTGGTCAGTTCGCGCGCCATCTGTACGGGGGGCAGAGCGGTAATGCGTGCCGCTTCGTCCATGTCGTTGCCAAGGTGATGCAGAAGTTTTGCCCCTGCCTCCGAGGTCGTCGCCAGCTCCAGGAAATCCCGGCCGATGCCGACCATGTGCAGGTTGTCGATGGCTTTCTGGAAGTCCGGGAACTCCTTCATGCCAGCAGCATGCACCCTGTTGCACGACTCGTTGAACGTCTGTTCGGCTACCAGCTTGGCCGCTTCCTGCTTGACGAGCGATTGCACGTCATTGGGATTGGCTTCCGACTGTTCGCCGGCCTGAACCCGCGCCAGTTGCGCGCGAAGTTCGCGGGCCTCCTGCGCGGTGGCATCTGCCTGCCGTTTTGCTTCGTACTTCTCGCGGGTCAGTTCGCCGATCCGTTTTTGGAACCATGGCTCGCGCTTGGCCTTTTCCTCGGCGGTTTCGGTTACTTCGTCCTGCGGTCGCTCGGTGGTCGCTTCCGTGCTGCCGGTATCGGCGTGCTGCTCGACCTGTTGCACCTGTTCCGCTTGCGCGTCTGCCGGGGTCGCAGTTTCAATTTCTAAGGACATGGACTATTCCAAGATAGGAGCATCGTCAGAGCCGGACGAAGACGGTTGTTGCATGAATTGGGGCGCTGCCAGCGCGGCAATCTCGTCGGTGGTCGCATCCAACCCGACTTCGTCGGCCACTTGCGCGATCATTTCCGGCGTCATGTACGGCGCGATCACCTTCAGGCGGTTCGTATGTGCGTTGTAGGCGTCGATGCGGCGGTTCTCGGCGTTCTCTTCGGCCTTGGCATGCAGTTCGTTGTACTTCTGTCCGAGGTCGTGCAGCGCCTTTTCCATCTCCTGCGCGTGCTGCTCGGTCTGCTGCATCTGCTGCTGCACCTCGGGCGGGATCGGCGGCGCGCCTTCGTCCTGGTCGCGCAGTTCAGGCGGCAAAGTCTTGGCCAGGCGGTCGGCGATCTGGTCGGCCATCGGGAAGTCCGCCGCCTTCATGATCAGGTCGCCGGCCTTGGCCATCAGGTCGGGGCTGCGGCTGGCCAGTTCGGTCATGGCCGAGAACGCCTCGGCGCGCTTGCTGCCGTAGGACGGTCCCACCGAGACGGTGACGTCATAGCGGCCCACGCCGAGGTTGTAGATTTTCTCGATCTTGCCATCCTGTTCCTGGCGCTCGACCATCGCCTCCGGCTGTGCCGGGTCCAGCTTGACCTCGGCCGGCTTGCCGTCTTCGCCCAAGATGCGCTTGACCGATTCGGTGTCGTAAATCTTAGGGATCAGGTCGACCAGAATCTTGCCGGTGTACTTGATGGCCCTTGCCACATTGTCGATGAAGTGGAAAGTCGCCGTGTCGCCTTCGCGCTGGCGTGCCATGATCGCGCGGCCCGAGGTCTCGTTCGACTTGGCGCCCATCGAGGCGTCGTACTGGCCGCTGGCCATCTTCATTTCTTCGCTGGCAGTGGCCATCCCTTGCAGGAACAGCTGCGCGGGCGCAGGCGCCACCATCCGTTGCGGCATTGCGACCGGGTCGCCGTTCTCGGTGAACGAGTTGTACGGCAGGTACGGCAGGTTCTCGGTGTTGGCGCGCTCCCACACCGATTCGTAGCCTTCGATGGCTTCGGCCGACGCGATGATCGGCGTCTTGGTCTGCAACGCGCCGTATTCGATGGCGGCCGACGAGTTGTAGTTGTACATGCGCTGCGCGTCCTTCATGGCGCGCGTGTGGCCCTTGCGGTCGACCTTGCCGTCGATTTCCACTTCGTCGCCGACCACGCGCACGATCGGGATGTACCGGCCAGCCCAGTCGGTTTCGTCAAGAATCTCCTGCCCGCCGCCCAGCTTGTACCACTTGCACGACTTCTTCGACACCGGGCGCTTCTTGAATGCATTGCTGGCCTTGATCGCCTTGGCCGCGTCCTTGTCTTCGACGGTGGACAGCATGAAGGTCTCGCCGCTGTTCACGTCCAGGCACAGCGTGTCCTTGGTTTCCACGATCTTGTAGTATTCGCAGACCCGCACTGTGTCCTTGGTGAGCCAGCCGTCGCCGGTCGACTCGGGCCATGACACCGCCTCGTGGTCCGGGTAGGTCGCCTCGAATTCCTCGCGCGGCATGTCCTCGAACACCATGCCCCACTGCGCATCGCTGCCGTCCGCTTCCTGGTGCGGGCCCAGCAGGACATTCAGCGGGTTGCGCACCGCCTTGATGAAGATTTCCTGGTCAAAGCTCTTGTCGTCGGCGTAGTCGGTGGTGATGCGCCAGTAGCCGAGGCCAGCGTCCACCGCGAACTCGGCCGCCGTGTCATACGCGGTGTCGGCCGAGCTGTTGGCCTCGATGTGGCGGATCACGCCGTTGAACACCTCGGCGGTGTCCTTGTCGGCGCCGTCGTCGACCGGATACACGCGCACACACGGCTTGTTCTGGCGCGCGTCGTTGGTGATCTGGCGGTTGTGCTGCTTGGTCTTGTTGATGGTCAGGAACGGACGCTTGTCGGCCGTGCGCGCCTTGCGCATCTGCTCGTCCCACTGGTAGCCGTTGTCCGGGTCGCCGTTGGCAAAGCGCAGGTCGGCCTTCCAGCGCGGGCGCGTCTCGCTCTCGTAGTCCATGCCCCACGCAAAGCGCTTCTTGGCCTCGGCGATCAGCTTGTCGGTCGCGTCTTTACTCTTGTCGGCCATTTAGCTCATCCATCCTTGATTGCCACCTGCGTAGCTTGTTGGCAGCTTGATCTGCACTTTTTCGCGCTTGTCCTTGACCATGCCGGGGAACAGTTCGGTCAAGGCCCAGATCAGCGCATCGGCCCGGTTCGGCGACGACTCGCCCATGTAACCGGAGGTCGAGAACGCCACCAGCTCGTCTTCCAAGTCGCGGAACTCGCCCACGTGGCGCACCTTGCCCTGCTCGTACAGCGCGGAGAAGGGCTCGGCCCGCACTGCCTTGCCGCGCGTGGCGGTGACCTGCTTGTAGGGCGTGCGCGGGCGGGCGGTCTTGATCACGTGATGCACCATCGCGCCGCCATAGTTGATCTCGCCGACCACGATGTCAGCCGCGTGGCGGTCATACGCATCGGTGGCGACCTTACCCCAGGTTGCCGGGCCAGCCTTGACGGTGCAGTCTTCCAGCAGGTAGGCGTTGCCATCGGTGCCGAGGCCCACCACGCAGATGCCAATCGCGTCATTGTCGGCGTTGTCGGCGTCGCCTGAACCGCTCGGGTCCACCGCGACCACGACGCGCACCATGTCAGGCGTGACGCCATCGGTGACACGCCATTTGTCGAGGGTCTCGTCGTGGAACAGCGCGTGCGGGTTGGCGTCGGCGAACTCGCCCTTGAGGAAGCGCTTTTGCAGGCGCGGTGACAGGTTTTGCAGCGTTTCGAGGTAGCCCGCCGACAGGTTCTCGGCGTTGTCCAGCGGGTTGATCTGGAAGTAGGCGTAGTCGTGCGGCTTGGCAATCGGCTTTTTCGATTCGGGGTCGCGCTTTTCGATGAACTGCATGTAGGACCAATGCACCTTCGACGGCGGGTTGCAGTCGTAGTACATGCGCGGCTTGAGCGGGACATTGTCGCGGCCCTTGACTACCTGTGTCGCCAGTTGCGCCAGGCGCGTGACGGCGACGCCGACGCTTCCCCATGGAATCTGGCTTGACTCGTTCAGGTAGATCGTCGCGAACTCCATGCCTAAGATTTTCTCCGTGCGCTCTTTGTCGTCCAGACCACCAAACCAGATTTGCGAGCCGCCATCGACCGTTGCAAACCAGTCCGTCTTGTTCAGTTCCCACTTCACGCCGGGGAACGCCACCGCCATCACTTTCGGGAAGGTGTCCATCACCACCGACGCCTTCACCGCGTTGAACCGGAACCGCAATATCGCGTGGCGCGAGCCGGGCGCCTTCAATGCCCGCATCACCACGTTGCGCACCAGCAGGAACGTCTTGCCGCTGCGGCTGCCGCCGAACAGCATGATGTGCGTCGCATCGCTCGCCAGAACGTGCTGTGCCTCCTGCTGCTTGGCGTTGAGCTTAAATCCGCTCATCCAGTGCCGAAGCCTGGATCACCACCGGACCGCCGCCTTCGCCAGTCACCTGCAATGGCAGCAGCTTCGGATAGATCGTCCCCCAGAACACGCGCTCGTTGGCCGGGTCTTCCTGCGCCCAGCTCGTCAGCCGCGCCGCGCCACCCAGTGCTTCGGCGGCTTCGGCAATCGCATCCTTGGCCGCTTTGGTCGTCTTGTTCAACGAACCTTTTACGCGGCCTTTGCCTGCGGCTGGTGGCTTGCGCTTTTCAGCACCAGTCACTTGTTTAGTGTTGTTCATGGGTTCCCTGCGCATGGCTCGAAGCCAAGAAGTGTTCTTTGTGATACGGCAATAAAAACGCCACGCTACCCAGTTCGGGTGCGCGGCGCTGTGGTCACATGGTTGCGGAATGCGACATGGTCAGGCTTTCTCTGGCGCCTCGCGGCGTTGGTGCTGCTGAAATCGTGCCGCTTTGCGTTCTCGTCCTCTGCCTCAGCTTCGGGACTACCGCAAATGTGGTCTTGATGGGGGCGATTCTACCACTTATTTGATTTCGTGCAACTATTTGTTGCCGTTACTGGTTCACCGTGAAGGTGGCCACATCGGAAATCAGGTTCAGCGGCGGCGTCGCTCCGGTATTGGTGAAGGTCAGGCGCGCGCTGTAGCTGCCGGGCAGGGTCAGGTCGCCGTCTTGGAAGTAGTAGCGCGCGTACTGGTTGGCAGAGAACGTGCCCTCGCTGGTCACCAGCGGCACGCCCGGCACCGTCACATTCGCTTGCGTGCGCGTGATCACGGTGGCATCCGGGCGGGTGATTTCCAGCCGCAGGGCGGTGAAGGCGCTGATGTTGTAGTTCACGTTCAGGTTGTACTGAATCCCGTATTCGCCGACGTTCATAGGAACTCCACTGTCTGGTTGAGCGCGTCGTCGCGCAGGACGCTGCTATTGTTGATGGCCGACTGGCGCAGGATGGTGGTGGCCGCGCTGGTGCTATGCAGCGTCCCGGCGTTTCGGGCAATGCTGGCGAGCAGCGCCGTCACTTGGCCATGGACGCTGGCCGCGCGCATGATCGTGTAGCCGATCACCACCGGGGCCGGGGCCAATAAGCCTTGGCGGATGGTGGGCGCATAGCCGGTCAGGGTGAGCGCGCCCACACTCGGCTGCACGCTCTGGTGGGCGCTACGGGTGACGGTGGGCGCGAACCCGGTCAAGGTCAGTGCGCCCGGTCCCGGCACCTTGCTGCTCGATCCGGTCTGGGTCAGGGACGGCGCAAAGCCGGTGAACGCGAGCACCCCTGTCGATGGGATTGCCGACTGGTTTCCGGTGCGGGCCACCGTGGGCGCGAAGCCGGTCAGCGTCAGCGCACTTGCACTCGGCGTCACGCCCTGGTTGGCAGTACGGGCCACGTTCGGGGCAAAGCCGGCGAAGGCCATGCCCCCCGCGCCCGGCGTCACTGTCTGGGTGGTGCTCTGGGTCAGGGTCGGCGCGTAGCCGGTCACGGCCAATGCCCCGGCGTTCGGGGTCAGGCTGGTGGTGGTGCCGCTGGCTGCTTCTGCCACCAGCAGGCGCGGCGCGCTGGCGAACAGCTGCCACGGGTTGGCCGACAGGCTGGCCACCTCCGCATCGCTCAGGGTGCGCTTGAAGATCAGCACGATGCTGACGTAGGCACCCGAAAGCTGCTGGCCGGCCTGGTTGCCGCCGCCGCGCGAGCCGATGGCGAACTGGTCGGTGTCGTTCGGGAACGAGCCTGTCAGCGCGGCGCTGTTCTTCAGGACGCCGTCGACGTACAGCTTGGCGGTGACCTTGTCGTAGGTGCCGCACAGCGGGACCGGGCGCCCCCGGTAAGGATCAAGACCGCCGCCCACGGAAGCGGCCGGGACCAGCACCGCATTGCCGCCCGCCAAACCGCCGGTGCCAAACGCGAACTGCTGGTTGGCGCTGCTGATCGACAGCGAATAGTCCCAGTTACTTTGGACCCGGCCGCACACGAAGTTCGACACGCTGCTGGTGTCGGGAATGAACACTTCCGCGAACAGGGTCTGGTTGCTCAGCCCGTTAAAACTGAGGTCGGGGCGGGTGCCGAAGCTGATGTCGCCGTTGGCGGCAAACTTGCGCCCGATGCGGCCCGCGAACGCTTGATTGGCAGGGCGGGTGCCTTCGGTACTGCCGGATTTGCCGGTAACAAGGTCGAGGTCGCCCGCCGAGGCCACCCACGCCAACGCCAGGCTCCTGGCCAGCGGGTGCGACCAGTCGAGGCGCACCGCCTGCTGCGGCTGCCGGGTGCGGCGGGCGGCGAACGGCAGGGTCATCTAGACCGATTGCGCCTGGATGCGCTCGTACTGGAAGTCGTGGTTGCCGGCGGTCGCATTCAGCGCGGCTCCGGTGTTGTGCACCACGAACAGCCCCCAGAACTTCGGCATCGCGCCGAACAGGCTGGCAATGCTGACCGGCGCGAACGGGTAGGCCACGTTACTGGTCGCGGTCACGACGATGGACGCCACCAAGCGCAGCGCCGACGCCTTGATGCCGGCATTCGTCACGGTCTCGTTCGAATCGGTGCCGTCGAACACGTCGGGGTAGGTCGGCGTGCCGGATGCCGTCTTGTAACTGGCATAGGCCCACACCTCGATGGTGGTGTTCACGGTGGGCGTGGTGCCGGTCGTGACCACCCCGCTGACCAAGTGGTCGAG